AAGTAGAACTGTGGTAAATGCTACCATTTACACCGGCTAGAGATGAATGTACAAAATACTGTAGACATCTGATTGCGCCAGTCTCATCATCAGGCACTGCACCAACATGCATAGGATCAACAAAGACATTGTGAATCTCACCGCTGTAGTATGCAATGTACTTAAGACCACCAAAGTGTAAACCTTTAACACAAGATGCATTATCGTTTGTATTTACATAAGACCAGTCTGGTAGTCTGTGTGTACAACCAACTTTAATAAAGTGTCCTGGGTTAGCATATCCATTAGGGCCCTCACAGTAAAATGCATCACCGCGGTTACCCATAATAGCTGGCTCAAATAATCTATCTTCTACAAACTCAGGCAATCCACCTTCTTCAATCTCACCTGTATCAGGATTGAATGTACGCTTGTAACGATCTACTCTTTCACCAGTCTCTGTGTCATAGGCATGCATAATTTCTTCAGATACTTTGTAGCCGTTAAGTAAACCTTCTTGAGTAATCTTCATCTGATACATAGTAGCTCTACGCTCAGCAACTTCTTCACTCAAGCCATGCTCTTCCATCAACTCTTCTTTCAGTTTAGGATGTACATACTGTAAGTTAACAAAGTTAAAGAACTTCTCAGTGAACTTCTCACCTTTCTCACAGTTACAGTCGTTCATCTTTTGACGAAGAATAGGGTTACGTAAGAATCTAATCCACATCTTAACAAGCGGCATAAAGTCTACATCCCTGTCAAGTGATTCAAAGATACGGTCAACCAAAGCTTGTGGCATAGGTATACTAGATACTACATCCCCGTGCTTCAAGAAAAACTCACCGGTTCCTTCATTGACATGAATCCATTCGCATTCAGTTTCTACAGTTGTTTTGTAGTCTTGGACAGTAAGCTTAGCAAACTCTTCCATGAGTGCATTGTACTCGTCCATAGTTGTAACAGACTGTTGTCTGTCAGATAGCTCCATCATCTTTTTATAAGTGTCCTCGGAGTAGTTGACACTAAACGGCGTATCGCCGTACGAACCAGATATTTGGTTCTCAATAACATTAATTGTAATCATGATTTAATTAATTAATTAGGGTTAAATATACTATAAAAATTTTTATTATACAAATAATTAGGGCTGAAAATGAGCAACGCAACTGTCTGATTCTCAATTAAGTACATACTGCCTCGGCAGGACTTACGCTCTTGTACACCCATAATTATTTTACCAATCTAGTCTGCCTTTAGCATCTAGATAAACTTTAATTTCCTTGATAAGATCTTGATCTAGAGTTGAAGTACTACCAGGTTGATATTGTATTTCGCTAATACTATCCAACAGTGTATGCACACCTTCAGACCACTCTTCAAGTTCGTTAAACTTATCCATCAACTCTTGGTCAACTCCAATAGCTTCTGGTACGTCTAGAACAAAGAGCTCACGACTCTTCTGCTGTATAGCAGCGGCGTCGTCATTGTCTTTGCAGAAGTTGTGCATTTCTACAATCTTCTCAATTGCAGGAAAGATCTCCTCTTTTTTAATCCACTGGTTAGATCTTACATCTACATCAGCTGCCTCATAAAGAGCTTTGTACTTATCAAACAAGTCTTGATTAATATCCTTAAGACAATATAAATATGTCTTATTTTTGATATTCTGCACTTTATCTGCAGTATACCACTTAATTGCGTATTCATCCATAGTGTATCCTCCATTAGGTGTTAGTTGTAAAAAGAACTCATCAATGTGTTTCACATTAGGGTTCATACTAATATGCTTGACATTGCTCTGTGAGACTCTAATAATCTGCGGCGTATCCCAATCAAAGTTAGTATTGTGATATACCGTACCATCCTCTTTATTCTGAGTGCTTGGTACTGCCCAAGGATAAAAATTACCCTTGTTTGTTCCCCAAGTCTCTTTAAATCTAACAGGGGGAGTATCAAAGAAGAATACTCTATCACCATCTGTCCTATATTGTCGACCCATATCTTTGTACACCTCATGTACTCTAGGAGCAAAAGGATATATCATACCACAAGCTACCATCAGCTTATCATCATCAGCTGCAGTGCCATAATAAGTAGTACGCTGAGTCTTCATAAGATCTTTTACCTTTGGCTCAATCTTATCTCTGATGTAACGGTTGTCACTACCTGAACTATGCCAATGCTTTTCATTGTATCTAAAAGTGTATGCAACCATACGCTCTTCTATCTTACGACGTTCAGCTGATGTGATGTTCTCAAACTGTGCAACTTCCTTAGCCGTAGCAATCTCATCCTTGTATTCTTCTAGCCACTCTTCGTCTATCTCCATGTCATCATAGTTACGACTGTGAGTAGACTCAGTAATTAGTTCAAGAACTCTATTTCGCTTAGCTGTTCGTCTAGCATGCTTCTTTCTATTCTCAGCAGAGTCAAGAGTAAGACCAGAACTAAACTCTGAAGACTTAATACAAATAATAGGGCCTTCACATTTGTGTATAAGATACATATCTTTGTACTTGCTATGATTCTCTTCACCCATGATAAAGATGTTATTCTCTCTCAATTGGCTGTAGTTCTCAATAGCGCTTCTATCAATAATATCTTCACCGATTCTGTAGTCTCTAACTTTAGTTATAACCTCAACTTTCATGCCTGCAAATAACTTCTTTACAGATTCATTCTTAAGTCTTGGGTCTGGACCAAACTTAGGCTTAAGCGCCTCTTGATCAATGATGTTAGACAATCTTCCAAGTACACTGCCGCTATCAGCTTTAGTCAAAACTTGCTTGCAGGCTATCAACCAAGACACAAAGTCTGTTTGCTGTAGCTCTTCTTGTACAATCTCACTAGCTTCATCAGCAGCTGCTTCAATTACAGACTTGATGTATGCTTTAGTGTTCTCATTCCATATCACTTTCTCACGTGACGGGGTAACATCTACACCATCTTGCAATACAATCTCTTCACCAGTTTCTGGGTCATTGATTACTTGTCTTGCAGGACATTTGAAAGCAATAGGTCCCCACATCTGCTGCATCTCCAACTCACGAAAATCAACAAAGCCATAGTTAACACCGGTTGGTGCGCCTACATCTTTAGTCAATACAATGTGCGGCTTACTAAACAGATATGTATCAGAGATAATAAGGTTATCAGAGTTGTGCATAATCTTTGGGTGAATGTGCTCCTCTCTTTCATAACCATCTTCAGCAATACGCTTAAATCTAATATTAGGCATATACATCAGTTGCTCCTCTACCGCATCACGGTAATCTCGTCTGTTGTGTTTTTTGACCCCAAACGATATTAAGGTTTGATTTTTTGCATCAGTAGGTACATAATGCACTTTCGTTCCATCGCTAAGTACAACATATGGGTTAGCTTGACCAGCTACTGGATTAAAGGCAGGTATAATAAAGTCTGTCTTGTAATTGTAACAGTTCATCTTGAATCTCTTACCATTGTGCACAGTCTCTATAGTGTAGAAATCTACACCAGTTGACAATGCAACCTTGGCACCAAGACCAAATGCACCGAAGTTCTCAGCTGTGTTGCGCTTAGTTGAATAACCAAGCTCAAGCACACCTTCCAAACGACGTTCACCTATACCAACACCATAGTCATGTATAGTAACTACATCGCAGTATCCTGTTCCTTCATTCTCTTTGTATGTAATTAGTACGTCGTTGTTCTCTGTATCTAAATGATCCAGGCTGTAATAGCTAATATCAAAGTTACTATCACTGTACTGCTCGCCGTGGCGCTCAATGTAATAGTCTTCTACCTCAGCTTTACCAGTTAGTATTTCTATAGCCATCTCTTTCTCACGCTGTGCGTCGGCACCATTGGTAGCCAACTCACGTATGGTAGACGGGATAGGTGTAGAATACTGTGTTGATTGCAAGATGTCAAAGACCATCTTCTCTGCGCCTTTGTTAATCTTCTTTGCAAGACCTTCAGATCCCTTGATCTGTTTGTCAATTGTTTTGATACTCATCTAATCTATTTTTAATTATTGTTAAACATTCTATTTGATAATCCTCTAGTATACTATAATCTACAGGACGTATTCTGGTGTCTCCTCCTGATAGTATTCTATCTCTAAAACTTTGAAAATCTATACTCTTTGCGCGCTCTATTACAGCTTGCGCATTCTGCTCAGAGTACCACCAAGGTAGGGCAACATATTCTGCTCCTACAGCTCCATAGTATTTCCAATTCAAAAAGATTCCAATAACTTCAAGGTGATTATATAATACGCGTATAGGATCACCTATTTTGAGGCTCTCTTGCCACATCTCTAACTTTGTTTGCGATTTCATTTAAGTCTTCTTTTAAATCCATAAACATGTACTTTCTATATTCATGATAAAATTCATCACGAACATCTCTAACCAGTATAAAAAACTCCAAACCATATACAGGTTCAAAGATTTTATCAAACTTATCTAAATGTTCTAGATAGCCAAAGGTATTAAACCTAGTATCTTCATAAAGATTGTCTAATTGTTTTCTAGTTGCTTCGGGACCATTAGACATAGTAATCCCAAGCCCATCCAAACGGAGGAGCAATTCTTCTGTGTATTCCATAAATTAAAGTTGTTTAATTAATTCTATTGTTTTGATTACCTGACCTTGATTCTTAGGTAGGTATAGTACAGGCGGATCGCCTGCGTCTTGAAGGTGTTTTTTAAATAATTTCCATTTCAAAGGAAAGACATCATTAGCAAAGCCTTTGACTTCTATAATCCATTTACCATTAATATCTACAAAGTCTGGTGTATACGTAATATCTCTGACCTTGTCAGCATTATTTATATACTCTCCTTTTGTAGCTTTCTTATTACTTGGCTCAATACTCTCTTGCTCAAAGTGAAACCCGTCCATGAGAATATATTTCTTTTTCTCATACAAACATTTTATTCCCGCCTCTTCTAATTTCTTGTATGTAAATAACTCAAGCTTAGATCTAAACTTAATTCCTTTATATACTTTAGAAACTGCGTTCCTAACTTTTTTATTACTAGTTTGCTTGGTCCTCCTTTTCACTCTTTCTTGGTATTTTAAGCCTATCGTGGTAAAAATCTTCGTCAATATCTTTAATTTTATCTAGCATAACCACTTCTAATCTTTTTGCCTCTTCTTTACTTCCAACATCCAGTGATGTCTTAGTTCCCAAGTTTGCAAACATAATTACAGTATCATGTAGAATTTTATCTACTTTTCGTCTAACTTCTTTATTGGTTATATATTTAAATTTTCCAGGCTCCCTGTTACTCATATTTGTAGTTGTATAATTGTTTTTAGTCCTTCTGCACTTCTAAATTTAGCTATATAATCTGATAGATCTTTGCATCCGTAATCCTCTGGTAAGTATATGTTAGGCAAAGGATAAAACTCTTTGCATATTTTACTAGCCATACTCTGACCAGGGTTGTTAGGATTATTAAAATCGTTATCGTAAAATAAAGCTACCTTTTTAAATCTACTTTGTACCATTTTGATGAACGCTTCTCCTGGCATTTGCATTTCTGATTGCAAGGCGACTGCGGAGATACCCATTTCGAACAAGCACATAACATCTTTGAGACTGCTAGTAATAATGCAGAGATCCCCTCTTTCAGGTAACTGCGCAAAACCTTGCACATGCTTTTTAGTTGTGTTGCTGATCCATTTAATTTCTTCATAAGGTGAGTAGATTTTATATTTGTTACCTATTTTGTATGCATAAGTTAGCTCACAAGAAAACCTGTGCTCATTTATCCAATAGTGTGAAATAGGTGAGACCCCAAAAGTACATAAAGTTTTTTTACTTATCAAATACTTTGACCAAAACTCTGCATCTTTTTTCATCCAAGGCCTAGACTTTTTCCTAATACTAATAGCACGCTTAACTTTTACAGTCTTAGAAGACCTGAGTGCCATATAACCTTTTGTAAATGCTGCTGCACTATTAACAGATCCAAGCTTCAATCCAAAATCATTATCAATGATTCGCAAAGCTTCAAAGAAATTACAATTATACTTACAACATATGTATGAGAAGCAATCAAAAGTATGATCAGGATGACCAAAATCTTTGTATAACAGCCTGCCTTTCCAAAGTATAATAGACACTGATGGACTATTATCTTCACGTAGATCACTACAGAACGGGGAACCAAGCTCTTTGAAAGGAGTACAGTAATATGAGAATATATCTATCTCTCTTATCTTGCTCAATACCATGTCCTTTGACAAATGTACATCGCTATTTCTACTATTAATCATAAGCTTGCTAATTTAATAAAAAATGGGGAGCTGTTACACTCCCCACTTTTATATTAGTAATAATATTATGAGCTTACACCCAATCGTCTTCTTCTGAAACAACTTCTTCAGTGTCTGCGTCTGGTGCCACAACAGCTAGTTCAGGAGTAAATGTACCCCAAGCTAGTGTAGTGTCAAACTCAGCATTGAATGCGCCATACTCATCATTAAGATTCTTAGCAAAGATGTCATCTCTTTGTGGCTTTACACGACCAAATACTTTTGTGTATACAGTCTGGTACTTACCATCTTTGACACCGATCAATAGTCTAACTTCATTGCTTGCTAGTAACCCAACTAAAGCTCTCACTTCAGCTACATCACCTTTAACAATTTTAGCTATACTCTCAAAATAAGCTTCGTCACCATTAGCAACATTAGCCCACTGCTTAACAAAGTTAATAAGAGTTTCCTCACCAGTCAATGCTTTACGTAGACCCTCTTTCTTAAACCAATCATACTCAGGCTCACCATCAGACCATGTAGATTGACCTATATTGTTCATCCATTGATGCTTACCTGATTTAGATATTCTCTCTTCAGAGTTCATTAAGATCTCAAACCTTGTAGTAAGGTCATCATTCTTAACCCAGAAGCATAGTTTAAAATACTCTGTTCCATTCAAGTCTACAAAATAGTTAGGATCTTGTTTTACCATAATACCTAACTCGTGTAACTCAGCTAACGTAGGGTTAACTGCAATCACTTTAAAATTAGCAAGACCAGAGTATAGTTTTACTCCACCATTTGCTACTTCGACATTACTGTCATTGCTTTTAATAGCCATAATTTAAAATAGTTTTAATAATTAATAATCAAATTCGTCTGTGTCATCTTCTTCATCAAAGTCTTGTAACTCTGGTGTAGCTTCCACAATCATAGATGCTTCTGTATGTACATCCACATCTGGTGCAGTCTCTACAGGGATACTAGTCTGGTTAGGATTCTCAGTAATAGTATCATCAACAAAGTTAAAAGAAAGCTTTCTTATTTTTCTTGCTTTCTTACCTTTCAATGATGGGTGGTCAAACATTTGTTTTACTTCCCATGCTTCTAGGTTGTACTTATCTTTAATACCGTTACGATCAATACCATTATCCAAGTCTTCTAGGATCATTGTTACTGTAATAGTTTTTGGTGTTACTGTTGCATTAGAGTTTGAAATTTCTGTTTGTGCAGTATTACCGTTTGTGCGTGCTTCAATCATTTTTTTAAAATTTAAGCGGTTAATCAATAAATATTTTAGACCAGTCTAAGGGCATGGTCTCTCCCTTTAAGTGATTACAACGTGAGCCAGCTGTCACATCATCTAAAGAATTAAACGAAATCATAGTTTCATCTTCCTCTCTAAATATATAACCAACAGCGTCAGCATTAGCGCATGTAATTTGCTTGATCTTACCAGTCAAATCAAGGTCCTTTACAGCAACCTCTTTGCCTTTCTTCTCAAGCATTTTATCCTTCAAGTGTCCAACTAAGATCACATGATCCGCTAGCTTGTTCAATCTGTCTATCCATTTCTTGTAGGCTATACGTAAGTATAAATAGCCAGCGCCATTAGGCAATGATAGGACTGATGCACCAGGGTTCTTTTGATCAAAGTTCTTACCCATAGGAGTTTGCATGTACAATACTTTTGCTTCAGCTTCACACCATTCCTCAAGCTTTGAGATAGTGTCAACAGCAATATACTTGTACGGCTTTCCCTCTTTGATGATTGCTTTACCAACCTCTCCAAGTTCTTTCAAGTTGTTAACTTTGACTTTTAGGGCGTCAACCATATCAGAGCCATCCTCCAAGTCAATAATCAAACAATCTTTTAGTTGTGACAATACTGTAGTCTTACCTATCTTAGGTGGACCATAGATTATCATGTTCTTAGGCGACTTACGGCTCGCCTTTACCACAGTTTTTGGTAGTTCCATAATTAAAATATATATCTAATAGTGTTCCAAGGAATAATACTCCTGTGCAATTCTTTAAACTGCTGTATAAACTTACCCTTGAATTCAAGTTTATATCTCAGGTTCTCGCCACCATACTGTGACGTCTTAATCTCTTGTATATCCGGTGTCCATAGTGTTACTTCAGCATTTGGGTGCCTCTGTAAGTTGACTTTGTGCTTTTTAAAGTTATGTGTAAGGAAGATAACTTCCGCTAGCACTTTATCTTTATAGAGCACAGCATCATCCAGGTCTTTGAATAACTGAGCGTAGTCATCTAACCACCCGTCATACACTATGACAGGACTAAAGTTGACATGTACATCATAGCCTGCATCTACAAATCTATTGATAGCATTTATCCTATCATGTATCTTTGAGGTGTTAGGCTCGTGTATGTCTGACATCTTCTGCGGCATCAGACTAAACCTTATACGTACTTTACCTTGCGGATTATACGTAAGAAGATTATTGTTTACATACTTAGTAGCAAAACTAGCCATAGCAACCGGGTGAGTTCTAAAGAATTCAAAGATGCGTTTCCAATCGTGATACTTAGCATGCAATGCAAAGTCTTCGTTACAGCTTATATCATAAGTTGTGTACTCTGCATGAGTTTGATTA